ATACCGAACTCTGCCAAGCAAAGACCCCCCAAGCCAAGCCCAGGGGGTCCCAGTCACACTATGTCAATGCCGTTCACATAAACGACATATACCTACTCCGCGTTCCAAATGACTTCGATGTTGTCCACCTTCACAACGATCCCACTGTTGCGAACGATCGCAAAGCGCAGGTAGTCTTGCACCTGCTTGTAATCGCAGAACGTTTTGAACGGATGGTAACTGCCATCAGGTAGAACGTTCCAACCACTAACCAGGAACTTGACAGGTTTCATGATCCTTGCCCCTTTCATCATCTAGCCCCTATTGGCTATGGTCCCATTCTATCATAAGTGTTAACGATGTTTCACGTGAAACAAAATAAATCCCCGTACCTGCTGGGGCATGTCAGGCACGGGGAATCAGGGAAACAGCCCTATAGGGCTATGGCTACTTTAGCATATTGTTGACGATGTACTGGACAATATCGTACTCGCTCCCAAGTATGTTCCTGCGAGTAGTGCCATTGCCATAGTGGCCCTTGATGACCTTATTGGCCTTAGCGTACAGATCGTTTACCTTGGCTTGCACTTCATCATAACGAGATCCAAGCGCAGTTCTGCGATCCTGTCCAGTGCCATAGCGGCCCTTGATTACATCGGTGGCAAGATCTAGCGCTGAACCAGACACCACGCTATCAGAAGAATTACCAGAGCCTGAAGAGTTAGACGAACCAACATAGGCATTCCAAGCCTCTTTATCACCATAGAAGAAGTCACCATCAACATTCATTCCACCCATTGCAAGGCTGGAAGTGAACTGCCAAGCGGCCAACGTCCAACCAGCATGCTTGTAAGGGCAGGATGCATCTGGATAGGACGTGTAAGACCTGGGATACCCTGCAAGCCAAAGGCCGCAGTTTGACTTCACCCAAGGTGTGCCATAGCCACGGTTGTTGATGTAGTCACTATTCATATAGACCCAGGGCTTTACCCCGCTGAGCTGATAGAACGTCTTGCACCAAGTCTCTAGCCAAAGGTTGGAGTTAAGCACTTCAAAATCGAGAATGGGAATGCCCTTGCCAACATATTTCTTTGTCTGGTTGTAGAAATAGGTTGCCTCTTTGGCCGCGTCGTTGGATCGTGCGAAGTGGTAGTAGCCGAACGGAATTCCAAGCCTAATCGCGTCTTGCACGAACCCATCACAGCATCTGTCAACGAGGCCAAGCCCTTCTGTGGCCTTGACGATGACAAAGCCAGGCTCAGTAGCGCTTAGGCTAAAACCACGTTGATAGCTGGATATGTCGATACCCTTTAGAACCGTCATGTCACTCATCCTTGCTTTTCTTGTTGTCAAGATTGAACAACCTGAACAGCGCGGAACCCCTTAGCTCTGGATAGCCGTTGGCTATGTTCTCCAGCACGCTTATAAGCTCCATCATGACAATGTAACCGCACACAACTTCGCAGGTGGGTACGTCATAGGGCAGAGCGCCGGTATGCGAGATACTAACCTCGATGGCAAGGCATACGAATATGAGAACGAGCATGAGTGCCTTGTGCAGAAGTCCATCTCTCATTTTTGTGCTGGAAAGCTTCTCGTTGATGGCAGCGACAATGAAGCCCACTACCATGTCTGCTGTCATCATTACGCAGGCGAGCGCGATACCCCATGACTGGGCCTCAGTCAGGAACACTACAGGAAGCATCTTTGACCATCTCCTTTTTGACGGATTCGGCGGTAGCCAAATCGATTACCAAGCTACCACGTATCTTAACAGCCCTGAGCCTGCCGTTGCTACACATACGGCTTGCGCGAACCTTGGATACCCCGAGGAAGTCGGCGCATTCATTGAGCGTCAATGTTGGCCGATGTTGCAGCAGGTGTGCTGGAATCGTATAGGTGCCGTCCTGCTCATTGTATATGAGCTTGATTACCCCGTTGAAAGCGGTTTCGACGTTGACGTTTCCCCATTCGTCGGTTAGCCCTTGGAAGTCAAGCCCTGTTATTGGCTCAGAGTACGTCTTAAGATTCATGCTATGACCTTTCTTATATAGGTGTTATAGTGTTAACAGTCTAGCGTGAAAGGGGCAAACGTGGCAAGGGCTAAGCGAGAATCTGACGATGTGTACAATGCACGCAGGCGCTACCGTAGGCAGGCCGAGCGCTACCTGGCAAGGGCTGAGAATGCTAGCGGGCTTGAAAAGGCACGCTATCAGGCACAGGCCCGTAACGCAACGATAATGGCAGCGCAGACCTATGCCAGGGGACAGAAGCCCCAGGGGCAGGTCAAAGCCCTTATGGAGAGGCAGGGTATCGGCACAGGTACCATTGCGGCAGTGAGCGCTGCAAGGGGCTACAAGTCTGGTGGCATCAGTAACAGCGTTAGGCGCCTTGTGAACCAGTCGCTAAGTGCCTTGGTAGGCAAGGAGCAGAAGACACGTGACCAGATGGCACGCGACATTCTGAGCACGGGAAATGTGGGAAGCCGCTTCTATGGTGGCCTCGTGCAGATCTGGGATGAGACGGAAGAGAGCAGACAGCACCCGAACCGTGCGATTCTGCAGTTCTTTGGTGCGGATAGCATCATGGACGTGCTTGAAGAGCTGGAAGCGCAGGGAATTGACCTGTACACGCCTGACGAGAACGACGATGTTTACAAGTCTGCGCAGCTGAAGCTACAGCAATACATCCTAAAGACCCGTCGTATCCGTGAAAACGATGAGTAAGCGGCCATATAAGCCATACAGGATAATAGGGGCATACGACAGCGAGACGACAAACCTATCGAGCGGCGCGGACAAGAGGGCGTTTCCCATCCTTCACCAGCTGGGCTTGATAGACGTTCCGATCAACACCATAGACAATGGGAATGTCGAGCGCCTTACGCACCTTTACCTGTATCGGCATACCATAGAGCTCTACCAGGCCTTGCAGCGCATAGCCGACGCGCATGTTGGCTATGTGCCTGTTATATGCTGCCATAACCTATCGTTCGACATGTATGGCCTTGCGCAATGGCTAGGCGAGCAACCCAACGTGCGCGTGCTTGCCAAGTCGCAGAGAAAGCCCATCAGCTTCACCATCCTTGACGATGACGATCAGCCGAGGCTGGTGATATGGGATACCTTGGTGTTTGCACAGAAGAGCCTGGGCTACATGGGAGATGAGTGCGGTTATCCCAAGCTGGCAGGCGATTGGGACTACGACCTGATACGCACACCTAACACGCCTTTGACAAATGAGGAGCGGGCATATGCGGCGCATGACATTTACAGTCTGCTGGCGTGGCTGGGGTATTGGTGCAGGCTCAATCCCGACATTAACCCCGATGACTTGGGGCTGAGAGTCGTATCCAAGACGGGTGTGGTCCGCAGACGCAGGGTGCAGCGCTTTTCCAAGCTGAGGGGAAAGGGCCTTAAAAGGGATGTGGGCCACTTTTGGAGCTTCATCAACAACCAGAACTCATTCACCGAGGATGACGAGCTTTACACGTGCCAGGCATCAACTCGTGGTGGCTTCACTTTTTGCAGCAAGGCAAACGCCTCACGGGTTTTCGACTTTTCCGAGGGCGAGGGGCGCAAGGTGTATGGCTTCGATGCTACCTCGCAGCATCCCAGCCAGATGGTGAGTCATAGGTATCCCGTGCGCTTCCAGGAGGCCACAGCCGAGAACCTGACGCTGGCGTTTCAGAACATACAGCTGACTACCCTGGATGACGTTCTGAGGCACTACGAGAAGCCATTCGGAGTCGCATTCTATGGGGCCTTCTATTTCGAGGGCTTGCGATTGAAGCCAGGTACCCCATTCGGCGATTGGGGCATAGCCCCGCTTGCGTGGGCCAGGTGCAAGGAATATCAGATCGAGGGCGTGATTGCCGAGGAAAACCAGCAGGGCGAGGAGTTCAGGCAACACATGGCAGCCCTTGGCTACAAGGACAGGGTTACAGATCCCGTGTATAGCTATGGAAAGCTGGAAGACGCCACAAGTGCCGTTCTGTGGCTTACCGAGCTAGCCGCGTGGGAGGTGTGCCAGGCCTATGACTTCGATAGCGTCAAGGGAATTCATGGTTATATGACGCTGTCCTTCGACAAGCCCTCTGACATGTGCGTCATCTCGGTAATGCAGTTCTACGCTGCCAAGAACGCCTTCAAGCAGGCGAGGGGCAGATACTATGCCAACGAGCCGCTGGATAACCAGAAGGAGCTGCTTGGTTACGGAATCCCCGAGTTCGTCGTTTCTGGCATGCAGAGCCACACGATAGACGATTCAGTGGTGGAGAGCACCTATCTGGGGCTTAAGGCAGATCTTAACGCGCTCTTCGGCATCGAGGCATGCAACGAGTACAGACGTGACACGGTGCTGGGAGCTACGGGCATAGAGTATGAGGGCTCCTTTGGCGTGGTGAACGCACCCAAGCAGTCAAAGGCATGGTACCAACTAGGCCAAAGGATCGTTGGCTGGAGCCGCATAGCCCAGTGCGTCGTTATGATGCTCTGCTACCCATATGTGGAAACTTGCGTGAACGGCGATACGGATTCGGTCAAGTTCGTTATCAGGGATAGCGAGCTGGATAACGTGAGACTAGCCCTTGGGCGCATGGATGCAGCCATAGACAAGGCCAAGGCCGACGTGTGCAGTCGTGTACGGCGCTCTTACCCCGAGCAATATGACCCATTGACGGGCATAGGACATTACGTGCTGGAGTTCTCAACCTACCGCTTTTGTGCCGCGTGGAACAAGGCCTATTGCATCTCAGAGTATGACCCAAGAGACAGTCGTGAGCATGTCCGCTTCACGTTGGCAGGCGTGCCGTCCAAGAAGGTGAACCAGTTAGCCGACTCTCTCATAGAATCTGGATGGAGCTTTGCCGACGTGTGCGACACGTTCCTAGGCTACAACGTGACCTATGCCCACGACATAACTGGATTGAACGCGCGGTCATTTCCCGAGTGGGGAGACATGTACCGAGGCAGGGTGACGGACTACCAAGGTCACACATCAAGCGTCACCGAGCCTAGCGCTCTGTGCCTATACCCCATGGCAAAGACAGTGAACGACACACAGAGCGCCGAGAACGCCAACAACATGCAGGCTGCGGTACGCAACAGGCCGCAGGTGAACACAGAGCCTTTGATAATCACGGTGGACGGCATAAGAAGGATAGGTGACATGATCAATGGCGACTAGGAAGCAGAGATATTACGACTGGCAGGCCACCTTTAGTCGGCAGACGGGAAGCCAAGGCGAGTTCTGCATCGTGGTTGGTGCAAAGGGCATCGGCAAGACGTTTGGCCTGAGAAAGCAATGCGTGAACGACTACCTGAAGCATGGTTGGCACTTCTGCGAGGTGTGCCGCACCAAGGACGAGATGAAGGTGGTTCGCCAGGGCTATTTCGACAAGCTTCAAAACGCTGGGTTCTTCGATGATTACATATTCAAGGTGACAGGACAGACGGGCTACATAGCGCTAGAGCCTGGGAAAGACCCTGAGACTGGGGACTACACAGAGAAGCCGCAGTGGCAGGTGCTCTGCTATTTCGTGGCACTCACGACGTTTCAGACCGAGAAGAAGCGCACCTACACCAACGTTCGCAGGTTCATCTTCGACGAGGCGATAATCGACCGCAAGGACAGATACCACAGGTACCTACCCAATGAGTTCCTGATATTCGCAAACCTGCTTGACTCTGTGTCCAGGCAGCAGCCAGGCGGTGAGCAGTACAGGGTGTACGTGCTGGGCAACGCCTGCGATCTCACTTGTCCTTACATGCGCTACCTTGGGATAGACAGGATACCTGAGTTTGGCTACAGCTTTTGGAACAACAAGGCGGTGCTGCTGCATTACGTCGAGCCTTGGGACAAGGACGAGCGGCAGGCACAAACGCTGGTCGGCAGGATGCTTAACGGCACCGACGAAAGCGAGATGGTGTTTGGCAACGTGTTCAACGTGACGGACACGGGTGACGTGCAGGCCAAGACCAAGGCCGCGCGGTACGCCTATGCCATCAAGTACGGCGAGCAGGTCTACGCGGTATGGATAGACTACAGGCAAGCGCTTTGCTTCATCACGTCCAAGCTGCCCAAGGATGCGGGGAACGTGTTCACCATCACCAAGGCTGACGCTAGTCTGGACTATCAGGCCATCGAGCGCACTAGCCCCTATCTGCAGATGCTCAACAGGTTCTTCTATCTGGGAACGCTGAGGTACGAAAGCCCTGCCATGCGCGAGATGTTCCTCACCATCCTGGAGTTCATGGGGATCCGTTAGAATTATCTGTTGACACTGTTAACACAAATATGCTAAGTTAGGCGCAACCGATGCCAGAAAGGAGGGCAGGGCATGAAAGAGCAGTCATGGTGGATATACCAAGGCGGGAACGTACCAGAACCGTGGGCCATCCACCTTACGGCGCGAAAGGAGCGCAGGCGAATTCGGGCGGATACCGAGATCTACGCCGATTGGCTCACCAACCCGAGCAAGCGCTTTCTGATCGGTGACATGAGCATCGTTCGAACCGCGAGCTGGATTGACACCATCGGGCACGTTCTAGCCGCTTATGATCACCCGCTTACCGAGCGCGACCGTGAGCAGCTAGAGTGGAACTTGAAGGAACTGAAAAAGAGCTTTAAGGACTGAGGAGAAACGAACATGGCAGATCAGAGCACCGAGATTCAGGCAGTGCAGGCGCAGCAGGCATCCGTGAGCATTCAGAACGTCACCAGCGCTGGCGTTGGCGCAATGGTTACCAGCCTTCGTGCCAACCCCGACGATCGCGCGGCAAGTGTGCGCGTGTTCAACGCGATGAACAACCCCACCGACCGAGTGGCGAACCACATCAACGAGACCATCGAGATTCAGGACTATCTCATCGAGATGACCGGGGTCGAGGACACTGACGCCTATGGCAACGGCCTTGGCACCCTCAGTGTCGTTCCCCGTACGGTTCTCGTTGCCCCTGACGGCACGAGCTATCAGGCCACTTCCTATGGCATTGCCAACGCGGTTCGAAACGTCGTCATGGTGTGCGGTGACGCGCCTTGGAACCCACCCGTGCAGCTCAAGGTCAAGCAGGTGCCGACCAAGCGCGGTTCCATGCTTACGGTGGACATGGTAGGATAGGGCATGGTGAAGCCCACTTTGTTCAGAGGTTCGCGCAGACTCGGACATGCGGCCTGTGATGGGCACCGACGCGCTGGCCACAGCATGGGCAACGTCTGACGGGTGGGAGCTTTGCCAACATTTACAGGAGCCACCCAAGGGCTATATGGCCTTGTGGGTGGCTCCACTCATTTCCAGGAAAAGGACAAGTAACATGAGCAAGCAGCATATCATGTTTGAGAATGCCTACCTTATTCAGCTTCGGATGGTCTACACCAACCGCTTTAACGAGCTGGAAGCCAAGTATCACAAGGTGCAGGCTGAGACCTGGCACCATCTGGCCAAGCAGCTAAAGGCATCCAACCACACCTTGCATAACATGGTTTCAACGCTTCAAGACCGCGTCAATTGGTACCGTGCGAAGTGCCATGAGTTGAAGGAGGAAAACGATCTCCTTCGCTCCAAGCTTGCGAGGTATGAAGAGCTGGAAAGGGTGCTGATCGCGCACGAGAAGGAGAATTAGCGATGCTTCAGTTTCAAATGGGGGAGTATTGTATCTGCATCTGGGATGGAGAGCAGACCAAGCTTGGCAAGGCAATTGAGTCCTTGAGCGAGTACGCCGAGGATGAAAAGGCCGCGTGTGAGCATAAGGGCTTTACCTTGACAGTGCGGACCTTCGACCAAGGCAACGACGATGACAAGGCAAAGAAGGTGCTGGAGAAGGCAAGCGAGGTCATGGGAGCACTTCAGTACGAGGGGCGCGAGGCTGGACAGACGCTTTACGAGCTTGCCGACACGGTGACGGCGTGCCTCAATCTCGTTAGGGCGCTTGGCTACAGCGACGAAGAGTTTCAAAAGCATCTTGACATGGTCTTTCAGAAGCAGCTTGGCATGGTGGATGAGATCAGCGTTAAAGGAGTGAACTAGTCATGACAATCAAGCAGCCGCAGACAGATCCGAAGACCGAACCGCAGACAGATCAGAAAACCGAGCCGCAGGTTTCGACAAACAACGGATCGAATGTTAACATTGAGCCGCAGACCCCTGGTGCAGCGGGTAGTACCGCAGAAGACGCACTGGGCGAATACAAGGCGCTTTTGGAGCAGATGAAGGCCCAAAACGCGGCGCTTATCGAGCAGAACAAGAGTCTGCAAACCCAGTTCGGCATTCTGATAAGGAGTGGCGCAAGTGTGGGACGGAATGGAGATAGCGGTTCCGTATCTGGTTCTGGCAACACTGACCCTGTGGGTTCTGGGCAAGGTGTGGGACAGCCTGGATCACAAGAACCATATGTGAGCCTTGCCGAGCTGGGAAGTCAAATCGGGAAGCGTGATTACGGTTCCCACAACACGCAGAAGGAGTGATAGCTAATGGCCATTCAGAACAGCACCATCCTTTCAAAGGCATGGATCGAGGGAAGCAACGACTTCCAGCAGCGCATTCCCAACCCCGACATTGCAGGGTATGCGGCAGCGGTGCAGGCGCTCTTTGACCCCTATAACGGGGACTTGCTCAATGGCTTCTCAAACCTGCTTGTCGGCTTCATGGGCAACTATGTCGAGAGCAAGATTTTCGAGAATCCGCTGAGGGAACTCAAGAAGCCTGCGGCCGAGTACGGCAACACCGAGCGCCACGTTGCCGTGAAGTACATGAAGGCGCACAGCTACAAGCTGGATGACGAGACGCTGTTGAAGCTGGAAAAGCCTGAGTTTCAAGAGTGGTTCTATTCGGTGAACCAGCATCGACGCTATGACTTCTCTTGGAGCCGCTACGAGCTTAACCGCGTCATGAGCGAGGGTTCTGGCTATGGCCTTGACAACCTGCTTGCAGCTACCCTTGACCAGCAGCGCAGCTCTGACAACTATGACGAGATGCAGGTTATGATCAACACGTTTGCCATGGCAGACAAGTATTACAACCTGTATCGCCACAACATCACGGCAGCGCCGACCACCAAGGAGCTTGGGCAGGAGCTTCTTGTCAAGATTCGAGCCGACGCGGGAATGATGCGGTTCCCGAGCATGCGCTACAACCAGATCGACGTTCCCGTGTTCGAGTCCCCGTCCACCCTTGTCCTGTGGGCGACCCCCGAGACTGACGCATACCTGGACGTTATGGCACTGGCCGAGGTCTTCCACGTGGAGCGGGCAGAGGTCAACTTCCGCAAGATCATCATTCCCGAGTTTCCCATTGCGAACGTCTACGCGGCGCTTACTTCCGAGGACTTCATTTACGCTCGTGACGTCTGGTATGGCATCGAGCCGCCTTTCTACAACCCCGCTAACCGTAGTTACAAGTATTATCTGTTCCACGACCAGATTATTGGCATGAACCCCGCCGCGAACTGCATTCTGTACACTACGGACGAGGCGACCACCATCCCCACCATCAAGATGGCTGCGACTGGGATGACCATTACGCCCAATGCCGCGAACGTTCCGCTTGGCGGTTCTATCAAGCTCAATCTTGCCCTCACTGGTTCCGTCACGCCTACTGGCACTCCCATTGCGGTGGAGCCTGACGCAGCAACCTACACCGTCTCGGCCACCCGCACCACTGGCAGTACCACTACCCCCGTCGCACTCAACAACCGCACGCGCGTCACCCCTGACGGCGTGCTCCATGTCCAGAGGGGCGGCAACCTTGCCGTTGGCGACAAGATCATGGTTACCGCTGACACTGCCTACAAGAACCCGTCTGCATCTGGCAAGACGAACTACACGGCCACCTTTACGGCTACCGTCGTTGCAGCCGAGGAGGAGACGGCCAAGGAGTCCTTCGTGGAGACGAACAGCAACCTTGTCTACACGCCGAGCGGTGACGATGTGACCTACAAGCCCACGAAGTAGGCTACAATAGGCTTGCTCCTGCTACTTCCTTTCCCGTTTGCCCCATCTGATAAAATTTCAGGTGGGGCATTCGAGTTTTATACTTTTCAAAAAACCTTTGAGGAGGTGGGGCAATGCCGAACTTTCACTATCTCGGGAAGAATGGCTTTCCACACGCCGATAACGTGAACGTCTACGACTATCAGAACGACATTGACTATTCCCGTTATGACTATTCGCAGATGAGCATTCAGGTATGTTCGGTGCCTTGGGACCAGGGAGAAGCCCACATAGGGCAGCGCACGATCTCTGGCATCGGAAACGTCGTGCATTTCGGAAGCGCCGAGAAACGCAACGCCTGGTTCGACGCTATCCCTGATACCGATTGCTTTAGGTGGGAGACCAAGTTCAAGGAGCTTCACAGCGATCTTACCTTGCGCATTCCCCTGCCCTTTGACATTGCGTCCAACTACAACTATGTGCGCGTGACCTACAACCTTTTTGCCAACGACGAGAGCCCCTTGCAGTATGAGACTGACGAGGGCGCGCGCAGTTGGTTCTACTTCATCAGGGAAGCGCGCTTCATTGCGCCGAGCACGACCGAGCTTCTTCTGCTTGATGACGCCTGGCAGACGTGGATCTACTCGCTGGACATTACCAACATGATCTTGGAGCGCGGGCATGCACCAATGTTTGCCACCAAGGCAGACGCATACCTTGCAGATCCAATTGCCAACTGCTCTGACCTCTTGAGCGAGGACATTAACTATGGAGAGCTGCAAAAGGTGACCAAGGCACAGGCTACCGTGCTCAACTCCGAGGACATGAGGGCCGTCATCGTATGCAGCTCAAACCCCGCAGGCACCTGGGGCAGCAAGGCAGGCAACGATTGGAAAGTCCCTGCATCCGCCTGCTATGACGGTGCGGGCGTTCCGAACATGTACGCCTTTGCGGTGGCCGTGAATGAGCTTGACGCCTTTCTGACAAACGTCAATTCGACCAGCCCACAGTTCAAGCAATCGGTTCAATGCGTCTTCTTCTGCTCATCTGAGCTGCTTTCCCTTGGCAGCGCCTACACGTTCTGCGGCGTTTCATGCCACCCCGTGCAAGGTGGCGCTGACCCCGTGAGCAAGGCAATATTGACGCGCACGAAGGCCGATTGGGGCTATTCAAGCAAGTACGCAGACCTTGCAAAGCTCTACACCTACCCCTATTCGGCCTTTGAGATCACTGACGAAAAGGGCAATGCCGAGCTTGTGAGAATCGAGGACACGACGCAGGCTCTTACGATGGACGTTGCAGCCAACGTCGTGTTTCCCTACATCAACATAGTTGGCAGCATCAGGGGCATAGGTGGCAGTGCCTCGAACACCCTGAGCTTTCAGAACATCACGGCAAAGAGCTTCACGGGAGCGGGCAGGTGGTATGAGCACCTGCATAGCTGGGAGGTTCCCACATTCGCAGTCGTGCTGGATGCGGCAACCGAGTATGACTACTCAAGCCACTTCGATAGGTATCAGGCCGACAGCGACCGAGCTACCAACCAGACGAACACGACCAACATGGCCAATGCCAACTATGCGTCAGCAGCCACGCTTGCCTATGCGTCTGAGACGATGGCCGACAACAACGCCGATAACGTCGTGGACAACGCGAGCGCACAGACTACGGCCAACAGCACGGTAACCAGCGAGGGCAACAGTGCGTCGAGCGCAGACGCTACCCTAGCCAACTCCCTTGCGCAGGCAATTCAAGCCTGGGATGCTGGGATGACAAGGGCTACTGCAAACAATGAGATCGACGCAGCGAACGCAAGCGCGGCAGTAGGAGCAGCAGGCGGCGTGATAAACAATGCCGTAGGTGGCGCGGTCTCTGGCTTTCTGACCGCAGGGCCAGCAGGCGCGGCAGCTGGCGCGATAGGTGGGCTTGTGTCTGGAGGCATCGGCGCGGCCACGTCGCTTGCGACCAATGCGATCGCCGTAAGTGCCACGTCAACGCAGGCGGAGGCTGTTGTCTCCAACTCACAGAGCAAGCTTGAGGAAACGCAGCAGTCTAACATCGACCGCACGACGCGAGCCAACACCGGGCGCACCAACCAGACCAACGCACAGAACGTTGCTATTACCACGAGCGCGGCCAACACGTCTAGCACGATGAAGGAGAATGCTGACACCGAGCGAACCGCGCGTCTGAGTTCAGCAGATACCGTGAGGGACGCGCAAGTGGCAGCGGCAGGCCTTACCTATGCGAACGAGGGCAGCCGCATTCAGAACGGCATTAGGCAAGCCGCACTGAGGGCGCCTTTCGTTTTCGGGAACGTCAGCAACGCCGAGCTTTCGACAACGCGCCCAATGGCCCTGTTCGTCAACATCGTGACGGAGAGCGACTTTGCCATTCAGCGTGCGGGTGACGAGTTCCTGCGCTATGGCTACTATCTGGACAAGCAATGGAAGTTCAACGGCGATTGGAACGTGGGGAACCACTTCACGTTCTGGAAGCTGCGCGACTACTGGAGCACGAACCAGGTTCCCGATAGGTTCGCAGATCAGCTGAGGCTTCTGCTCTATGGTGGTGTCACGGTATGGAACGACCCCGACGAGATAGGAAAGGTGAGCATATATGACAACGGGATCTAGCGAGGCAATCGACGTCAACAAGCTTCTGGACAAGCCCTATTCAGAGCTTACTGACGCCGAGATCGAGGCAGTTATCGAGTTCAAAGCAAGCGTCAAGGCACGTGACAGGGCGCATGCAGAGCGCTTGCAGGTCATCAAGGAAGCGACCGACAGGCTCGTTGCGCAGCAGCAGAAGCAGGTGCAGGCAGCGCATGACGCTCAAGACGCGCTCTTGCAAGCGTCCCTGACGCGCCTTAACCGACTGAATGGAGGTGCATAAGGTGAGCCGGAAGAAGAAGCGAGGGCAGGAATCCAACCCCTGCTACTGGCAGACTGACGAATACAACGCGCTCTGCTATCAGGTCAACGTGGACATGCTGCTTGCAATAGCCATGAACCGCTTTCGCTGGGAGGGGCTACCATCTACATGTGACCCACGATACCTGGAGATGCAGCTGCATAGGGCAGGCATTGCCACCATCTGCCACAGCGAGGAGACCCCCGATGTATGGCAGACGCTCATGGCAGCGCCGCAAGGCGTTTGGAACGACTACGGCATCCCTACCGAATGGAGGGCTAGGGGATACAACGAGACTGACTACAAAGTGACCCCTGCAACGGGCGAGCTTGTCTACTACTCCCAGACGCGCCTTAATCCCTGGGGCGCGATCGTGCAATATGCGACCAAGCTAACTCACATTCAACGAACGAGCGACGTTAACCTCATGCACCAGCAGCACCCCTGGATAATGCTCATGCCGCAGGAAAAGCGCCTGGAGCTTATCAACCTATACAAGCAGATAAGCGGTTACGAACCAGTTATTCTTGGTGACAGCAACAATAGAAGCCTGCTGGAATTGAATGAGGGCAATTGCTTTACGCTTGACTTGCGCGTGCCGTTTCTTGGCAAGGAGCTTACCGAACAGTATCAGAACGTGCTCAATCAATACCTGCTCTTCATGGGAGTTCCCCACATCATGTTCGAGAAGAGCGAGCGCATGATTACCGAGGAGGCCACGGCAGGCAACAGCACGACGAACATTCTGTTGAAGAACTGCCTTGACTCAAGACGCTGGGCTTGCAAGCGGCTTCGAGAGATTGCCCCTAGCGTGTTCGGCGATCTGCAAGTGTACTTGAACGACGATTGGGAGAGCTACAACTACAATTATCTGAACAACAGGGAGCTTCTGGATAAGAACAACGCGACAGCGGAGGGAGGTGTCGAAAATGGCAGCGAGTGACTACATGCCCACTAGCTATCCCGATTTTTCAAGCCAGGACGCGGTGAACGAGTGGACTGGGAGCGACAAGTGGGATGCGGTATATACCGTCACGCTAGGGGAGCTTATCGACAAGGGCGTGTTTGATTGGAGCCTAGAAGTTCTCGATTGGAGCGCGGCGGCATACAGCAGCGATCAGTATAAGCGCGTATGCTCATATTTCATCGAACGGTTCATGTTCAGGGAGATAAGCATAGAGCCTTTCTTTGAGTGGGCTACCATGCTGCATAGGAAGCTTGTATACGAGCTTATGCCAAAGTACAGGAACCTTTACCAGTATCTAGATGAAGAGTTCGATCCAGCGCAGGTATCGGATAGATATCACAAGAGACGCGCCATCGGCAGCGACTACCCCGAAACGCTGCTATCTGCCAACGCAGACTACATCAGCAACGGCCAGGACGAGGAAAGCGAGGACGTGGAGCGCGGGAACTTGCAGGAGGCCTACAACAACTATGTGACCAAGTATCAGGCCATAGACACGCACCTGCTAGACGAACTTGAGTCAATGTTTATTGGCCTTTATACTGCCTCAATAGAAGGGATGTGATAGCCCTATGAGTGACTTTAACTGTGATTGTTCGCCCAGCTATCCAAATGGTGCAACGGCCCCCATTCCCCCGTTCTGGGGCTTTAGTGCCTTCACGCCAACCATTCCAAAGCTCTACTGGAACGTCAAGAGCCAGGAGCAGCGTATCCTCAACCTATTCGACCTGCTTAACAAGCTCGTATGCTATTGCGACAGCATGGGCTTGCAGATTGACGTCAACGCGCAGGACATTGCTGATCTGAAAGAGGAGCTTAAAGACGGTAGTTTGCTGGACTACTACGAAAAGCAGATCTACGACTGGATTCAGGACAATATGGCTGATCTGCTTTCCGCTGGAATCAAACAGGTCTACTTTGGCCTGACCTCAGATGGATACTTCTGCGCATACGTTCCAGACTCGTGGAGTGGCATCACGTTCGACACGGGAGCCGTCTACGGTACCGATACGTACGGCAGGCTCATTCTGAGATTCGACTCAGACGGCTCTGGCGTGATTGACAATACGCAGTACGACATTACTTACAAGGGATAGGAGAATCGAAAATGGCAACCACCCAGTACATCGGAGCGCGTTATGTCCCCCTGTTCGCTGATCCAATCGAATGGGACAAGACGCAGCAGTACGAACCGCTTACCATCGTTACCAACAACGGCAACTCGTACACGTCACGGCAGTTCGTGCCAGCTGGCATCGAGATCACCAATGATGCATTCTGGGCGCTGACCGGAAACTTCAACGCACAGGTAGAGCAGTACCGCAAGGAGGTTACCGCTTACGATGGTCGAATCACAGCGGCGCAGACAGACGCCACAAATGCGCAGACAGACGCCACCAATGCGCTTTCACTGGCTCATACAAACGAGACCAACATCGCCTCCAACGATGCCGAGCTTGCAGGTACCGCCGACTCCGGCTTGAAGATGCTCATCACCAACGAGACGAGCCGAGCGACCGCAGCCGAGGAGGCCAACGTCTCCGCAATCACCAACGAGACGAACCGAGCGACCGCAGCCGAGGAGGCCAACGCCTCCGCAATCTCCGCAGCGGAAACAGCACGGGTCACGGCAATCAACGATATTCTGGCCAGGTTCCCCATCGGAACCTCCGACCTGCGCGACGGCTCTGTTACGGCCACGAAAATCAACCAGACCGGAGTCAAGTCTATTCTGAACGGCTTCACCGTCCACTTCTTCAACAACAAGGACCCCAACGCGGACAACGTTGGACTCGTTGCACCTAGCAACGCTAGAATCAGCGGCTTCTACATCGAGGAGCTTACGCTTCTGTGCATCATTCAGTTGCAGGTGTACGGTCCCTGGTCCTCTATCAAGTCCCCTGACGGCAAGATTATTCTTCCAAGCTATGTGCCTGCGATAATGCCCCCGCAGATGCCGGATGCAAAAGAGTACATCATCAGTGGTGGCGCTTGCGTATGGAACGACTCAAGCACGTGGAAGACGTGGTATGGCTACTCCATCATGGCAGGGCGCCAGATCTGCCCCCGCTCCAACGTCGATAGCGGAGATTTGTTCACGACCTTCGGCTCAGCCGTCGCAATCCTGCGCCCGTACATGACCTCACAGCTCGATGCTCAAAGCTATGACGCACTGGTGAGCGCAAACGAGGTGATGTAGACATGTTCGACTTGATTCAATGGTCAGACACGCACCAGGCCAACGAGTCAATCAACGCTGCGCAGACCATGCTGAGGACTGCCAACGGCGTTGACGCGATCGTACACTGCGGAGACTCGGCATTCAGGTACTTCGAGGACGGAATCGGTGCGCTCGACTTGAACGGTACGCTTACCGTCATCGGAAACCACGACGCATTCACCAAGAACAGTGATGGCTCCCAGAACAAGCAACCCACGCAAGCGCAGCTATACAACAGGTATATGGAACCTTTGGTGCAACAGGGAGCCGAGTGCAGAAGCGCAACAACCTGGTGGCGAAAGAAGTATGCCAACAAGGGCGTGGTCATAATCGGCGTGAACGACACGTTGAACGAAGACGCACTAGTTGAAGAGCAGTACGCAGACGTCAAGGCATGGCTGGATGACGCATACGCAAATGGCCTAGCAGTGATAATGCTTCGACACTCCGCGACAGCATACGCAACTGTCAGGCCGTGCAACTGGACCTCATTGCACGCCATCAACGAAGAGCCTGCCTACATCAGTGAGTACCGTGACTGGTATCCAAAGACAGATCGTGTCACGTCACTGCTGGTTGCAACACGAGCAAAGGTGCTATGCCTCTTGCATGGTCACGACCATTGGGACAGTTTCCAGACCATCGACAAGGGTGACGGTATGATTCCGGTCATCGGAATCGGATCAACTTATGCTGACGGCTGGAATGACGTGCCACGCTCCACCGACGCAAGGGTCAAGGAGACGTACGTGCTCAATCAACTGCGCTACGATCCAATCTTAAACACGCTTTCAGTGTTCCGGTTGGGCAGTGACGAGAGCACGCTTGGCAACGCGCGAAAGATGCTTGTATGGAGCTACGACAAAAGCGCTATAGTAGCAGTGTGCTCGAACAGAAAATGACAGATATGTTATTTGTGTGAACGGCATATATGTCGTTTATGTGAACGGCATTGACATAGTGTGACTGGGACCCCCTGGGCTTGGCTTGGGGGGTCTTTGCTTGGCAGAGTTCGGTAT